GATATACCCCACAGTTGGCTTAGGTTTAGGGCAGCTGATTACGGTTACGGGTCTTACAGTGCTGTACTTTGGTTTGCTGTATCCCCAGACGAACAGCTTATTGTTTACAGAGAGCTTTACGTGTCTAAGGTTCTAGCTACTGACTTGGCAGACATAATTTTAGACCTTGAGTCTTCTGAGAATATAAGATATGGTGTTTTAGACAGTTCTCTTTGGCACAAGAGGGGAGACACTGGACCCAGCCTAGCGGAACAAATGATAGTCAAAGGTTGCAGATGGCGACCAGCTGACAGGTCTAAGGGATCTAGGGTCTCAGGAAAGAACGAACTACATAGAAGGCTTCAGGTAGACGAGTTTACAGAGGAGCCTAGGGTGGTTTTCTTTAACACCTGCTATAACGCAATTGCTCAACTACCATCCCTTCCTCTTGATAAAACAAACCCTGAGGACGTGGACACTAAATCTGAAGACCACATCTATGATGCCCTACGTTATGGTATTATGACAAGACCTAGAAGTAACTTGTTTGATTACAACGCTAGCACTCAGCGTACAGGCTTTCAGGCAGCAGACTCAACGTTTGGATACTAAGGAATAATTATGGAAGAAGATGACATCTTGGCTGAAGAAGTCTACATGGAAGATGCTAAAGTATCTTTTATTGAGGACGCAGACGAAGAAGCCTATAGTGATCCCTCAGTAGGAACTATCGTAGGCTACGTTCAGCAACGTTTTGAGAAGGCTGAGACTGCTAGAAATGCTGAGGAGCAACGCTGGATCAGAGCGTACAGAAACTATAGAGGTCTTTACAGCCCAGACGTACAGTTCACTTCTACAGAGAAGTCGAGAGTGTTTGTTAAGGTTACGAAGACAAAGGTGCTGGCAGCTTACGGTCAGATCGTAGAGGTTCTGTTTGGGGCAAATAAGTTCCCTATCAGCATTGACCCAACGGTTCTGCCTGACGGTGTTACTGAGGCTGTACACCTTGAGACTGAAGACAGCCTTAAGCAAATGGATGAGCGTCAGGATTCATTAGCTGAGACTCCAACCCTTGAACCTGGGGAGACACTTGTAGACTTCAGGGAACGTCTCGCTGGCCTTAAGGATAAGCTAGCCCCAGTGGAGGCTGACCTAAAGGAAGGTGAGGCGGGATCACCCACACAGATTACTTTCCATCCCGCTATGATAGCAGCTAAGAAGATGGAAAAGAAGATACACGACCAGCTAGAAGAGTCTAATGCCAGAAAGGAATTGCGTACAGCAGCCTTTGAGTGCGCCTTGTTTGGTACTGGTATTATGAAAGGACCGTTTGCAGTAGATAAAGAGTATCCTAACTGGACTGAGGAAGGAGAGTATTCCCCTCTTATTAAGACCATGCCTAGGTGCTCCTCTGTTTCTATCTGGAACTTCTACCCAGACCCAGATGCTGCAAACATGGATGACGCAGAGTATGTCGTTGAGCGTCACAAGATGTCTCGCACTCAGATACGATCCCTTAAGAAAAGACCTTTCTTTAGGGAGAACGCTATTGATACAGCAGTATCCATGGGTGAGTCCTACACAAAAGAGTGGTGGGAGCAAGCTATGGAGGACGACGACCAAGAGGCCCGTAGCGAACGCTTTGAGGTTCTTGAGTTCTGGGGTTACCTCGATACAGACCTTCTTAAAGATCAGAACGTTGATATTCCTGAGGATCTAGAAGACCTCGACCAAGTATCAGTCAACATCTGGATTTGTAACGGGCAGGTTCTACGTCTAGTTCTTAATCCATTTACCCCATCTTACATTCCCTACTACGCAGTTCCGTATGAAGTAAACCCTTACTCCTTCTTTGGTGTAGGTATTGCAGAGAACATGGACGACACTCAGACACTTATGAATGGCTTCATGAGAATGGCTGTTGACAATGCTGCACTTTCTGGCAATCTTATCATTGAAGTTGACGAGACAAACCTAGTGCCAGGTCAAGATATGTCAGTGTACCCTGGAAAAGTCTTTAGAAGACAAGGCGGTGCGCCGGGGCAAGCCCTCTTTGGAACCAAGTTCCCCAACGTCTCTAATGAGAACATGCAGCTATTTGATAAAGCGAGGGTGTTAGCAGATGAATCGACAGGATTCCCGTCTTTTGCTCATGGTCAAACAGGCGTTAGTGGTGTTGGTAGGACTGCAAGCGGCATTAGTATGCTTATGTCTGCTGCTAACGGTTCTATTCGTAATGTGGTTAAGAATGTAGACGACTACCTTTTATCTCCCCTAGGTAAAGCTTTCTTCAACTTTAATATGCAGTTTGACTTTGACCAAGAGATCAAGGGTGACTTAGAGGTTAAGGCTCAAGGTACTGAAAGCCTGATGGCTAACGAAGTCCGTAGTCAACGTTTGATGCAGTTCTTGCAGATTACACAGAACCCTGCCTTAGCTCCCTTCTCTAAGATGGACTACATCATCCGTGAAATTGCTAAGTCTATGGATCTTGACCCCGACAAGGTAGTAAACTCCATGGCAGACGCTAGACTTCAAGCTGAGTTGCTGAAGGACTTCCAAGCCCAGAACCCACCGCCTGAACCCCAGCAGGGTGTGCAACCACCACAGGGAGGCCCACAGGGCCAAGGAGCGGCTCCTGGAGTACAGGATACCTCTGGAGCAGGGGGTGGCAACATAGGAACCGGAACAGCCCCTCAGCCGGGAGAACAGGGCTTCTCAGGTAACACAGGCCAACAAGGTGCTGCTTAATGCACAATCTAAAACCTTTAGTAAATGATAAGGCACTCTGGGAATCCTTCCTAGAAGAGATACAATCCCGTTTGAACGAGGTTCATAAGCAGATGGAACAAGCCCAAGGCATTGAGGACTTGTACCGTCTGCAGGGGCAGGCAGCTTGTTTAAACAAATTTAAATTCTTGAGGGAAAAGGTTAATGGCTGATCAAACACAACAAGCTTTTAATTTTGAGGATACAAATCCTCCTACTGACGACAGCCAATCTATTTTTGGTTACACAGCTGAAGGTCTCCAGCAAGAGGCAGATAAGTATGCAGCAGAGTTCACTGAGGATGACTCCAGTTCTTTAGAGACAGCTGCCTCTTACCTTGTTCCCTACTACGACTCAGGTGTTAACATTGCCAATGTAGTGGAGGAATACCTCAAGCCTGAAGAAGAAAGAGACTACGACTACATAAAATCTCAGTTTAAAGAAGCTGGTCAAAGTGCAGCTCTAGAGACCGGCTTACTCCTAATGGGAGGTGTCGCAACTAAGTACGGCGCTAAAGGTATTAAAGCTCTAGCTAATAAAGCAAGACAATACGAACTAGACCCTAATTCCATGTCATCCTTTGGCGTGGGTGCCTTCAGGAAGAAAGATACCTTTGAAGAGGTAATGACCCCAGTTAAAGTTACTAAAAGAGGAACTAAGAAAACTGGCGAAACTATCTTACGTCCCTCCGCTGATTTAGCTTCAGACCTTGACCCTCGTCTCGAAAGAGCTATGGCCGCTGAAACAGCAGGTAGCGTGATGCCTGGTCCTGGTAAGTTCTTTGATCCTTCTAAGAAAGGTTACAAAGGGGATAGGTTCACAGGTATGCTTAAGGATGCTGATATTGAATTAGATCTTGAGTTTGGTAATTATATTATGATGGGTAAAGGTGCCCCTAAAGATGTATCTAATGAAACCTTTGAGAACTTATTTGTATCTGCACGTCCTTCGCAAAAGAAGACAACATTTGGTCAGAACAATAAGTCTGTAGCCCGTGCCAACCTTTATGATGGCCCTTCTTTAACTATAGCTGAGATGAAGTCAAACTACAAGGCTTCGACTGGTAAGACGGGTGTAGAGGTTCGTACAAATTTACTTCAACCTGAGCAATTTAAAATGGTTACAGATGTAGGTGAAAGGTCTTTAGACCACCCCATTGTTGCCGTTCATAATATAACAGGTGATAAGAAACACTACTACACCCTTGATACCCAATTTGTTGGTCCTGTTCGTATGGATAGGATTACTAGAAAAACAAAAAGAACAAATAAAAAGACAGGCAAGGTTACAGAAGAAGTTCAACAGCCCAACTTACGCCCCGCTACTGTTGGTGATACTAATGTAGGTGAGCAAGTAGGTACTATTAGAATACCAACTAAGAAAACAGAAAAGAACCCAAAAGGTTATAATGATCACCCACTCTATGACTATATTGAGGTAGACGCTACAGCGGCAGCACCTGAGGGAATGGGGTCTATTCCAAAATTTAACGAAGGCGGTATGGCTATGGATGACCAGATGAAACTCACCTTTAGGTCCAGACGGACAGGCTACGCCCTAGGCGGTGAGGTTGAAGCTATAGACCCAGTGTCAGGAAATGAAGTACCTCCAGGTTCTACTCCAGAAGAAGTACGGGATGACATCCCTGCTATGCTCTCTGAAGGTGAGTACGTAGTTCCTGCTGATGTTACTCGTTACTACGGTGTGAAGTTCTTTGAGGATCTTAGAGCTAACGCTAAGGTAGAACTATCAGAGATGGAGGCTAACGGACGTATCGGCGGTGAGCCAGTACCAGAAGATGAAGACGACTTAACAGAAGACGAGATGGCTTTACTTCAAGAGGTTATGGCTCAAGGTGAACCTGTAGCTATGAACCAAGGAGGAGCTGTTAGTCAGCAGGTTCCTTACCTCTCCCCTCAGCAACCTATGAATAACCCTCAGTTGGGTATTGACCCCTCTCAGCCAACAAGTTATAATAAACCCGTAGGTATGGCTGCAGGTGGTTCTGTCGCAAAAGACCCTTTTGGTAATCCTATTCAACCAGTAACACAGTCCCCAAACCAACCAGCCTACTCTGTACTTCCCCTTAACCCAACAAACCCCCAAGGTATCTACGGTGTTACCACTGCCTCAGGAACCCCTTACACTGCAGCTACGCCCCCAACTACTCGTGCTGTAGTAGACACTCCAAGTACACCGACCACGGGTACTTCTACCCCAACAACGGACACCTCAACAAGCACTGGGGGTATGGCAACAAAGTTTTATATCAACAAAGACTGTGTACGTATCTCAGTACTCACGTTAAATGGTAACCCTATCAGTTCGGTACCAGCTAACTTTAATGAGTACTTAGAGGATACTCCAGAGAATAGTGCTCTCTTTGGTTGTACCATAACCGATATAGAGGACACTACCGATACTACTGATACGGATACTGATACCGTGACGACAGGTACATCCGTAGACGTGGACGATGACAACGCCATTGAAAACTATAACGTAAATGTCAAAACAACAGTAGACTCCAACACACCTGAGGGCGCAAGTGTGATGTTTGAGGACAGTGGTGTTAGTGTGAAAGATCCCCTCACAGCCGCCAAGACCGCCCTCAATGAAGCGTTTAAAGTATCAAAAGGGGCAGGCTCATTTCTTACAGCTATTAATCCCTTCCTAGGTGTGGCAGGCGCTGGGGTAAACGCTATCGGTCAACTGTCTGCTTTGTCTAAAGCAAACGCAAACCTCAAGATGGCAGACTTCTTAGGTATGACTGAAGCCTCCGAAGCAATACAAAAGGAGATAGACTCCTTCCTTGAGAAAGCTCCTGGAGTAGTATCTGCCCTTGACAGTGTTTTTGCTAAAGGTGAGGAACGCTTTAACAACGCTCTTGAAGCTGCTACAAGTGTTAACGCCCCGGACGAGGCTGTTATCTTCAACGACACCCTGAATGAAGTTGGTCAGAAGAATGTAAATGATTACCTCATTGAAAACAGCCCAGGTTACACGGGTGCAACTGTAGTCACCTCTGAGACTAAGAGGGATGATGGTTCTACAATTATTCCAGGAACTATCGTTAGGACTACTGGAGCTGTTGAGTCGTCTATAAGACCTAAGGAAAGAACGCCAACGGCTACTCCAAGCAATACTGGCGGCGGTGGAACAACATCAACACCTTCAAGTGTAGCTGCTGCAGAGAGTGCCTCAACCGCTGCAACGAATGAATGGGCTAAAGCAACCCAAGTAGTTAACTCAATAAGCCCTAGCGATGATGGCGCTGCATGGCACGCAGCTGTCCAAGCACAATCTGCTGCAAGTAAAGCGGCTACCCAAGCTGCAAAGGCTGCAACAGAGGCAAGAAATAATGATAATGACCCAAGCAATGACGGGAACAGCAGTGTCTGCTTCCTTACAACAGCCATCGTTGAACGTAGAGGTGAGGAAGACAACGGGCCTACACTCACCAAGTTGAGAAACTTCAGGGACACGTTTATGGCCTCAAACATAGCAGACGTAGAGGAGTACTACCGTATAGCTCCTAAGATTGTTGCGTCTATACCAGAAGACCACGATGACTGGGACTGGATTGGATCTCAAGTTGATAAGTCGGTTGAGTTTATAGACAAGAACCTTTTAGATAAAGCCTACACTACTTATAAAAACATGGTTAAAAAACTTGAGAAGGATTGGCTATAATGGAAAAGACTGAACCACCTATCGCCACTATGGAAGACTACATGAACATCTATAAGATGACTGTTCTTCAACGTGTCCGAGGACTGCCTGACGAAGACAAAAGGGTTCTCCAAGAGTTACCTAACTCACCCTTTGCTGAAATATTAAGTAAGGTTCTTGGACCTGAGTTGTCAGGTGTTAGTGCGGGTGCTGTCGTTGAGGCACAGCCAGAAATTCCTCAAGAGGAAGTAAGACCTAGTCGTATGGGTTTGGGTTCTCGTTAACTCTAAGTATACGTCATATAACTATAAGGCTACCCAGCGCAAGGCTGGCCCCAACATAAGGAAAAAATATGCCTGAACTACTAGCAATGCAATCCCCTAAAACAGCAGGATTTGTTGACAGGGGGTCAAACTATGACCGTAAACGCAAGCGTATCGAGGAAGAAGAAAACGCTATTGCCAAACTAGAAGCGGAGGCCAGAGGTGAAACCGTCGAAGAGGAATCCGATGGCGAGGGACTTGAGGCAACCGAAGTACAAGCCGAGAGTAGTCCCCAACAAGAAGAAACCATCGTTGAAGATGAAGCACAAGAAGATGACTCAAATTTAAGTGCTGAGGAGAAGTCTTTTAAGAAACGTTATGGTGACCTGCGTAGACATATGCAGCAGAAGGAAAAGGAGTGGGAGGACAAGCTGAGTGCTAAGGATAACCGACAGACTATCGCACCTCCCAAATCAGAGGAAGACATTGAGAGATGGGCTAAGGAGTACCCAGACGTAGCGGGTATTGTAGAAACCATTGCTTCTCGAAAAGCTCAAGAGATGTTTAAGAAGGCTGAGGATAGGCTGTCTCAACTAGACGAGATCCAGTACGAAGCGGAACGTAAGACAGCAGAGGCACGAATCAGTGAGGTTCACCCTGACTTTAGTAAGCTAAGAGAGTCTGACGAGTTCCACTCTTGGGCAGACAACCAGCCTAAGTGGGTACGAGACGCTTTATACGAGAACATGGATGACCCAGACTCAGTCGTAAGAGTTATTGACTTGTACAAGATTGATACAGGCCATACCCCTCAAGCTAAGAAAGCTAGCACTAAAGCAGCAGCTAAAACTATTGGTAAGGGTTCAAGGACTAAGGTTGACCCCACAGAAGGCGGAGCTACTATCAGAGAGTCAGACGTTTCCAACATGTCTGCCACTGAGTTTGAAGCCCGTGAACAAGAAATTGCTAAGGCCATGCGAACAGGGAAATTCGTATATGATCTTAGCGGTAATGCACGATAGGTGTTGACAAACACTTTTGCCTGCATATAACTAAGTACGTATAGTTCAAGAGCCTCTTAGCAGACTACCTCTTAATTATAAAACTTTCCCAAACCTAAAAACTATAACATTCAACCAAGAACCACCTGAGTAAGTATAGGCCCGTTAGCTAATGGTTGGCCAACCTGAAGCCAAACGCACCCTAGAAAATATCTCAGCCTCTTCGTCTTGTTTAGTTTCTCTGAGTTGAGGTGTTTGCCTTATACTCGCATTCACTTCTTATCATAAGCCAAACATTCTAGGAGAATTACAATGGCATTCGCATCAGCTGGAGGTTATACCAACCTCCCTAACGGTAACTTCAGTTCCGTTATCTACTCTAAAAAAGTACAGCTTGCATTCCGCAAGTCAACAGTCGTCGGTGACGTAACCAACTCTGATTATTTTGGCGAGATTGCCAACCAAGGGGACACTGTTAAGATTATTAAAGAGCCAGAGGTAAGCGTATCTGCTTATGCACGTGGTACAACCATTGCTGCACAAGATCTTACAGACGCTGACTTCTCCTTAGTCGTTGATAAAGCTAACTATTTTGCTTTCAAGATGGACGATATCGAGGAGGCTCACTCCCATGTAAACTTCATGGATCTTGCAACCAACCGTGCGGCTTACCGCTTGGCTGACCAGCATGACCAAGAAGTATTGGGTTACTTGTCAGGTTACAAACAGTCTGCTTTGCACACTGCTGCTGACACAGTAAACGATCAAGTCAACGGCACTAAAGCTGACACAGCTGCTGGTTCTGACGAACTGCTTGCAGCTAATAAGCTTTCCCGCCCAGACTTCGGCAACATCACAACTGCAGGTGTAGCTGGCGACTCTATTCCAGTTGCTGCTCGTCTGCCAGGTGCGACTGCTTTGCCAACTGCATACGTATCACCTACTATGTTGATTGCACGTATGGGTCGTCTTCTCGATCAAAACAGTGTTGACAAGGCTGGTCGTTGGGTTATCATTGACCCAGTGATGATGGAAATCCTGATGGATGAAGATTCCCGTCTGTTGAACGCTGACTTCGGTGACTCTAACGGGTTGCGTAACGGTCTCGTCCTCAACAACTGGAATGGCTTCCGTGTATATGTGTCTAACAACCTGCCACAAATCGGCACAGGCGCATCTACAACAGGTACAGCCGCCCAGTCTACCAACTTCGGTGCTATCGTAGCTGGTCACGATTCTGCTGTAGCAACTGCTGAGCAAATCAACAAGACTGAAACTTACCGTGATCCAGATTCATTCGCTGACATTGTCCGTGGTATGCATCTCTACGGTCGCAAGATTCTGCGTCCAGAAGCTTTGGTAACAGCTAAGTACAACTTGGCTTAACCAATACAATAATCTGTTGGGCTGGTCTTCTAGGAGGCTGGCCCTTCAGCAACCTCAACGGTAGGATAACTCTATGGCTACTTATGTATCGCTAGTTAATGAATTACTAAGACGTATGAACGAGGTGACACTTGACATTGCGGGTGATGGCTTCGATACGGTACGTAATGTTCAGGCTCTAGCTAAAGATGCAGTCAATAGTAGCGTTAGACTTATTCTACAGGATGGTCAGGAGTGGCCCTTCCTTAAGACAACGTATACCCAAACACTAACGGCAGGTACACGCCTCTACGACTTCCCTTCCGACTACTCAAGTACTGACTGGAACACCTTTTATATTAAACAATTATCCTCTAAGAGTAATGCACCTCGTAACCTAAAGGTAATTACGTATGAGGACTACATTCAAAACTATAGAAGTATAGACGACACAGGTGACACAGTTAACGGGGATGCGTCTCCTTCTGTTGTGTACCAAACTTATGGACCTGCCTTCGGAGTTACACCTGTACCGGATGCAGCCTACGAAATTGAGTATGTGTACTGGTCTTACCCTGACGACATGGCAGTGTACAATGACGTGTGCATCATACCAGACAGATTCAAGCATGTTCTTATTGATGGTGCTATGATGTTTATGATGCGTTTCCGTAGTAATGAGCAGAGTGCTGCGATGCACCAGAATAACTTTGATGATGGCATTAAGTCAATGCGCCGTGTCTTAATGGATGACGCAATAGAAATTAGATCCACAGCTGTATCAAGGGGCTTTAACTCTGCGTTTGGTGGTGGTGCCTGATGGCTGACAATGTAAGATCCTTTTTGGCTCCTTGTTCAGGTGGGTTAGTTAATAACCAAGATTACCTGACACAAGCTGCTCAAATGCCGGGATCAGCTATCCGTATGATTAATTACGAACCAGCTATCGAAGGCGGCTATAGACGTATTAGTGGGTATGCTAACAGTTATGGCACTGTACCGGGTTTAGAGGGATCGCCTGTACTTGGTGTCTCTGTTTTTAGTGGTTTAAATGATGGTATTTTTGCTTGCCGTAAGCCGTCCACTGGCAGCAACTACTTTCATTACTGGGACAAAACAACTTCTGCTTGGGTAACTCCTAGTACTGCTGGTTCGCCTAGTATGACGGGTGTCAGCAAAGTACGCTTTGAGAGTTTTAATTGGGGCTTACCTAAGCTTGTCCTTACTGATGGTATTAATCCTGCTGCATCTTGGGACGGGACAACATACACGCAGTTAAATAGCGCAGAGGCCCCCTCCGCACCTAAGTTCTGTGAGACATTTGCTAATCATTTATTTCTTGCGGGTGACCCTAGCGAACCTAACCTACTTTATTTCTCTGCTCCTCTTGATGAGACTAACTTCACCCCAGCGTTAGGTTCAGGTGTAATTAACGTAGGGTTCGACATTGTTACTATAAAGTCTTTTAGAGATCAACTTTATATATTCGGCGTCAATAACATTAAAAGACTAAACGGTAACAACATTGCTGACTTTGTACTATCTGACGTAACTAAGAATCTTGGTTGTGTGTCTTCTGATGCTGTAGTAGAGTTCAACGGAGATATTTTATTCTTAGGCCCAGATGGTATTAGACCCGTTACTGCTACAGAACGTATCGGTGATATTGAACTTGGTACTCTGTCTAAGCCTGTACAGTCTATCTTTGAAGCTTACTCTCGTAACGAAGACCTAGACAGTATTACTATGATGGTAGTAAATAGAAAGTCTCAATTCAGACTGTTTTTCTCTAATGCTGAGTCCTTGGGTCTTATCGGTTCCCTTCGTAGAGCGGGGCAACAGGGTCTAGGCTTTGAGTACTCTCAGCTTGTAGGTGTAGAAGTATCGTGTGGTGCTACGGGTTATATAGACACAGAAGAGTTTGTTATTCACGGTGACTCCACAGGTAAAGTACACAGGCAAGAAACAGGTACATCATTTGATACAGAGCCTATCTTCTCTTTATACCAGACCCCTTACGTGTATATGGATGATCCTATTGTAAGGAAAATCTTTTACGATGTACACACGTACATGAGATCAGAAGGTGAAGTTACAGTAAACATTGGTGTTGAGTACGACTATGGAGACAGTGACGTTTTAATACCTTTTAACTTTGGGTTTACGACTGCAGGTGCCGCTTCCTACTGGGGTATTGCCTCGTATGATGCAAGTGATATCTATGATGGTAACCCTAGCCCCGTAAGAAAAACAAACCTTAATGGGTCAGGTAGTTCTATATCTTTGACCTACGTTACAACAGAAGATCAACCAAGTCATACCATACAATCTTATGTTGTGTCATATGCGCTTGCAGACAGGAGATAATTAAGACATGTCAGGTTACACACGCCAATCCGTAGCGGATATTGTACCTACAGCTGTTGTACGGTCTGCGCCCGTTAACGCTGAGTTTAATACTATTAGAGATGCCTTTGCTGCATCTACAGGTCACAAGCATGATGGCGGCACTGGCGAGGGTGGATACGTACCTCTTATTGCTGATTCAGACGCTAAGAACAAGGTTGAGGTTGATACTACAAGTAACTCTGTAGACTTTTACGTTGAAGTGTCAGGTGTCCCTGTTGAACAAATTAGTGTGCGTGATGGTGTTCTTATTCCTATCACAGACGATGACATTGACTTGGGTGCTTTAGGCTCTGAATTCAAGGACTTGTATATTGACGGTATCGGTTACATTGATACACTTGCAGTACACGAGAATGCTACTATTGCAGGCACCCTCAATGTAACAGGTGTTATTAGTGCTCCTGCTGGTGTAGTTGCTAACTTGACAGGTAACGTTACAGGTAATGTAACTGGTGATGTCACGGGTGACTTGACGGGCGATGTTACTTCTACAGGAACTTCTACCTTTGCCACTATAGACGTAAACGGTGGAAACATAGACGGTACAGTTATCGGCGCTACTACTCCAGCCGCTGCTGATTTCACTACAATGGACACCACAGGTAATGCTTCTGTAGGTGGTACGTTTAACGTAACTGGCACATCTACCTTCACAGGCGCTATGTCTGCAGGTAGCCTTACAACTACAGGTAACTCCACACACGCTACGGTAGACATTAACGGTGGTGCTATTGATGGCACAATCATTGGTGCTTCTAGTGCTGCTGCTGGTAGCTTTACAACTATATCGACATCTGGACAAGCTACTCTTGCAACCGCTGACATTAATGGCGGTACTATTGATGGTTCAGTTATTGGTGGTGCATCTCCACAGGCTGTAACTGGTACGACAATCACAGCCAACACAGGATTTACGGGTGCGCTTACAGGTAATGTCACAGGTAACGTAACGGGCAATCTTACAGGCGATGTAACTGGAGATGTAACAGGTGACCTGACAGGTAATGTTACAGCTTCTACAGGTACAACAACTCTGAATGACCTTGTAGTCAACGGTACTGTAGACTTCACAAGCACAGCATTGCTTAACGTCAGTGATCCTACAGCACCACAACATGCCGCTACGAAGAGCTACACTGACACAGCGGATGCCCTCAAGCTGGACAAAGCTGGTGGTACGATGTCTGGTGACATCACTATGGGTGGCAATACCGTTACTGGTCTTGGTACGCCCAGCGCCTCTTCTGACGCAGCAACTAAAGCATACGTCGATACAGCCGATGCGTTGAAGTTAAACCTTTCCGGCGGCACGATGTCTGGCGACCTTGCTATGGGTAGCAACAAAGTCACTGGGGTTGGAACGCCTACAGCCGCCACAGATGCAGCAAACAAGGCTTATGTTGATGCCGAAGTCTCTGCAGTTATTGATGCTGCCCCGGGTGCATTAGACACGCTGAATGAGCTTGCAGCAGCTATTAATGACGATGCCAACTTCTCAACTACAATCACCAATTCAATCGCAACTAAATTGCCTCTGGCTGGCGGCACTATGTCTGGGGATATTTCCCTTGGTGCAAACAAAGCCACCTCGACGGCAACACCTGCTACTGATGATACATTAACCCGTAAAGGTTATGTCGATACGCAGGACGCCCTTAAAGTAGATAAAACGGGCGATACAATGACAGGTGATCTGTCACTCGGTTCTAATAAGGTTACCTCAACTGCAACCCCAGCTACAGATGATACGCTTACTCGTAAGGGTTATGTAGACACACAAGATGCACTCAAACTTAACCTGTCTGGTGGAACCATGTCGGGTGCTATTGCTATGGGTACATCTAAGGTTACTGGCTTGGGTGATCCTACTGCAGCGCAAGATGCTGCAACTAAATCGTACACTGATACGCAGGATGCTACTAAGCTGAACCTGTCTGGTGGTACGATGACAGGTAACATTGTACTGGGTGGCAACAAGGCTACCTCAACAGCCACACCTACTGCTGCTGATGATCTTACACGCAAAGGTTACGTTGATGGCATCCTTGGTTCAGCTACGAGTGCCGCTGCTAGTGCTTCCGCTGCCGCTACTTCTGAGACTAATGCCGCAACAAGTGAGACTAACGCAGGTAACTCTGCCGCCGCAGCCGCTGCATCTTATGACGACTTTGATGATCGTTACTTGGGTGCTAAGGCTTCTGCTCCTACTACAGACAACGATGGTGATGCGCTTGTAACTGGTGCTTTGTACTGGAACTCTACAAGTGATGAACTGTATGTTTGGGATGGTAGTAATTGGCAACAGGGTAGCTTCACTGCAGGCTCACTTCTAGCGAATGTACTTGAAGATACTACACCTCAGCTTGGTGGTGATCTTGACCTTAACGGTTCTGACATCACAGGTACAGGTGCTATTGATATTACTGGTACAGTTTCTGCAGGTGCAGTTACTTACACAGCTACAGATGGTACAACAGGACAGTTCCTAAAGACAGACGGTTCAGGTAACACTAGCTTCGCTACACTCACGCCTCCTAACGATGCTACAATCACACTGAGTGCTGGCACAGCCCTGTCTGGCGGTGGTGACTTTACTACAGATCAATCAGGTAATGAGACTATCACGTTTAACTTCAGTGGTGGTATTAATGATCTCAGTGATGGTTACTACTCAAATTACTCTGTTGGTCTTGGCCCTAACGCCTTAGCTAACGATGATGGTTCTTCTAATAAAAACACTGCTTTAGGGCATAGTGCAGGTGCATCAGCAACAACTGCATACGAAAATGTGTTTTTAGGTTATAATGCGGGTACTTCTGCTAGTACATACTTTACTAACTCAAGTGTATTTGTCGGTGCAGAGTCAGGGCGTTCTGTTACTACGGCCTCTCAAAACACGTTTATTGGAAGGGGTACTGGTTACAACACTAATACAGGCGAATCAAACTCTTTTATCGGAACTAACGCAGGCTTTAATAACACTACAGGCTCTAACAATTTTGCTGGTGGTAGAGATGCACTACAAGACAACCAAACAGGCACTTACAACGTAGCTATTGGTACAGAAGCAGCGGCTGATACTACAGGCTCGAGCAACGTAGCCCTAGGTGGCCTCACGATGAGGTTTAACACTTCGGGTAATAATAACGTAGCTGTCGGTATGCAGTCTCTTTATCGTAACCTAACAGGTATTAATAACTCAGCCTTTGGATATCAAGCTCTTCTAGGTTCGGCTGGTACCTCTCACAGCTACAACACTGCTATTGGTTATCAAGCTGGTTATGCTATTAGCACAGGAGACAGAAACTTCTTTGGGGGCTATCAATCTGGTAGTTCCAATACTACTGGCGGCTACAATGTTGCCGTAGGTGAAAGAGCTATGAATGATAACACCACTGGGAGTAGCAATATAGCATTAGGCTCTCAAGCTATGGGCACAAATAGTACAGGTAGTGACAACATAGCTATTGGTCAGGGTGCTTTAAGGGGTGTGTCTGGGAGCAACCATAGCCGAAATACCGCAGTTGGTTGGAACGCTGGTTATGGTATTACCACAGGTTGGCGGAATACCTTTTTAGGCTACGAAGCAGGTAACTCTACGACTACGGGGGCTAACAACATTGTTATCGGCAATGGCTCAGATGCTTCCACTGCCACAGTGTCTAATGAGATCACCCTTGGTAACAACAGCATCACAGCCTTCCGCATCCCGGGCCTTAACATCAGTGCTGCATCTAACAGCTTCACAATCAATGGCTGGACGGTCACAGAAAGTGGTGGCTCCCTGTACTTCTCTACAGGCGGTTCAAACAAGATGAAGCTAGACGCATCAGGCAACCTTGATGTTGTAGGCAACGTAAACTCCAACGCAACAATCACCTAGTAAAGGATACGAAGATGGCGATTAAAGTAGGCGGTACAACCGTAGTAGATGACTCACGAGGTCTTACTAACATTGCAACAGTAGACGCAACTACAGCGGCTGCTATTAGTGCTGCAGGTGTTGGTGGTGGCGGAGAGCATGACTTTGTAGCCAGTGGTGCGATTGCTAATGGCGATGTTGTTACTCTTAATGCTGATGGCACTGTTAGTGTGATAACACAAACTACTCCCGGCCCAAATTCCTTTACTCAATATAGCTCAAGTGTATATCAATCAGTCGCAACATATGACTCTACTAATAATAAAATAGTTGTAGCATATAACAAGCACACGGATAGTTTCCATGCCGATGCAGTTGTTGGTACTGTAAGCGGCACGTCTATATCTTTTGGTACTCCTGTAGAGTTTAATGCGGCATACACCGATAATTTGACTATTGGATTTGATGTAAACGCAGGAAAAGTACTTATTGCATATAGTCAATCAAGTGATGGCAGGGCTATCGTAGGTACGGTAAGCGGTACTAGTATATCGTTTGGTAGTCCTGTACAGCACAACACCAGCGGAACTTCCTATGTTCCTTCTCTTGCATACGATGCAAATGCTCAAAAAATGGTACTTTTTTATAGGGATGGTGGGAATAATAATTATGGTACAGCCGTTGTTGCGACTATAAGTGGTACATCTGTTAGCTTCGGAACAAAAGTAGCCTTTTCTTCAAATGGAACTACTTACCCTACAGGTGCGGCATACCATGCGGCTGCACAAAAAGTAGTTTGTATATACCAAGATTGGGGTAATTCCTTTAGACCTTATGGTATTGTTGGGACTGTTAGTGGAACATCTATTTCATTTGGCAGTGCTACCTTAATTGACTCTACAGGAAGCGGCGATGAGCCTAGCTGTGTCTACGATAGCGTAAATCAAAAGATAGTCGCATCATACTATAATGATGGTGGTACAAATAAAATCACAGCCGCTGTGGGGACTGTATCAGGAACCTCCATTACGTTTGGCACCCCTGTAGGTTTAGGTACAAGTTTAGGTCCAAGTGAAACTTCGTATTTAGACACTACTTATGATGTGAACTTGGGTAAGGTAATATTTAACTACAGAGACCCACAGAACTCTACCTACGGCTACTTTGCAACAGGTACGGTTAGTGGAACTTCTATTTCTTTTTCAGACCCTACTGTTAGTACTTCCTATTATTCTGAAAGAGGTTTTGTTGTTTATGATGAAAACGCCACTAAAACAGCTATTGGATGGCGAGATGGTTCTTCCTCACCTTTTCCGGGGAAAGCAGCGACTATTAATACTCGTCACGCA